AACCCTCAAAGAAAAAATCAATGCTAAATTAATCTACGGGTGCCAGGGCGGACTTTTTAAAATTGATAGATCCTTAATTACTTTTGTTCAAATGTTAATTGATCAGGGAAGATTTGAAAACGTTCCTTTGATTGACATGAATGAAAACCCAATACTAATACCAAACTTAAATGATTTTAGAGACGAAATATTAGATAGATATTTTACTTCAACATATGAATATTATGAAGAATATCAAAAAATTAAATCTAGTAGAACGGTAGAGAAATTATTAGATCTATGAAACACGGAGTATTGATATTCGCACACAATAATCCTAACATTGACTATGGATTGATGGCCATAATTGCGGGCGGCCTAGCTAAAAAAAATCTTAACGTTTCCGTTAGCTTGGTAACTGATAAATGGACCGTCGATTGGTTAAAACAATCTGAAAATTTTTTAAAAGCAGAATCTATTTTTGATAACATAATCCAAGTAGAAAAACCAGTAACAAAAAACACACGTAAACTTCATGATGGGTTTCATAGTCAAACTATTCCATTTGAGAATTCTAACAGATTTTCTGCATGGGATTTAAGTCCTTATGATAAAACTCTTTTAATTGACAGCGACTATTTAATTTTTTCAAATACTCTAAATGAATATTGGAATGTTGATGCTCCTATAATGATGGCACATTCTATGAATGATATTATAGGAGACCGTGTAGGCATCTTAGATCAACGAGTAAGCGAAACTGGGGTACATATGTTTTGGGCCACAACGGTGATGTTTGATAAGAGCCAAGAGAGTCGATTCTTTTTTCAGTTAGTTAATTTTATAAAAGACAACTATCGATATTATGCTGATCTGTTTAGATTTAATCCTAAACAATTTAGAAATGACATTGCATTTAGTATTGCAAAACACATAATGAATGGATTTGAAACAGAATTTGTTTATACGCTACCACCAGTTCTAAGTGTATTTGACAAAGACATGTTAATAGATATAAAAGATCAAAATTTAATCTATCTTCTCAACAAGCCGTTAGATTGTGGAAATTTTTGGGGAGCAGTAACAAGTGGAACAGATGTCCATGTTATGAATAAACAAAGTATTATTCGGCACAAAGATGCCTTACTGGGGATGATATGACATTTGGGTATTTAATAATCGTCTCTACGAATACAGATATTGATTATCTTAAATGTGCATATGCGGCAGCATTATCAATTAAGAACACACAAAAGCCAGGATATGATCAAGTTGCTTTGGTAACCAACGACGTAGAATCTGTAAAAAATTTAAAAAGTCCTTGGGTTTTTGATCACGTTATAAAATGGGATCAAGAAACTTTTTGGAATGGTAGAAGTTGGATGGATAAATTAACTCCCTTCGATAACACCGTGTGTATAGATGCAGACATGTTGTTTTTAAGAGATTATAGTCACTGGATTGAATATTTTTTAGAAAATAATGAATTGTATTTGACTAATAAAGCATTTACCTATAGAGGAGAATTGGTCACTAATGATTTTTATAGAAAAGCATTTACTAAAAATGATCTTCCTAATATCTATTCAATGTTTACTTTTTTTAAGAAAGATTCAGAATTAGTATCTGAGTTTTTTACGTTAGGTAGATATGTCTTGAAAAATCCAAACGAATTTAAAAATTTGTACATGACTAACCATAAACCAAAAGTTATTGGCACTGATGAAGCATTTGCTCTATCTGCAAAGTTGTTAGATATTGCAGATAGTGTTGCATATGATTTAGATTTTCCTAAGTTAGTTCACATGAAACCTATGATTCAAAATTGGCCGTGGACAGCTGAAAAAGTTACCGAACATGCAGGATTCTATCTAACTCCTCAAGGTAAATTAAAAATAGGAAATTATCAACAACATGATATTATACATTATGTTGAAAAAGATTTAGTAACTGAAGAAATTATTAACTTGTTAGAGGAAATAGCATGGAACAAGAATTAATGGATTTCGACGAGTGGATCAAATTACAACAGAATAGACATATAGTTTATGCAGCAGTATATAATGATGAAGGCGATGTTATTAGTGTAGGACCTGATCATAGTTTTACTGGGTCAACTAATAAAATAGAAATTGATGACGAAATTGCTCTTGCAATTCTTGAAGGCAGAGAGACAATGTTTTCTTACAAAGTTGACATTAGAACAAAGACATTTCTAAAAATAAGTAATTTCTTAACTCATAGCCTTACAAAGATTGATGATGTACTGCATAGAATAATTGATTCAAAATGGTCAAGTTTGTCTAATACTGACGTATCTGTATCTTATAATAAACGCAGTTCCGAGTTAACTTTTTCTATAAATTTAAAATATAAAAAATTAATTTTAGAAGGCGAAACTGAAATGAATTTCCTTTTAACAGAATACAATGATCCTAATATTTTATTAGGTATGATTAGCTTTAGAGTAGGTGATTTGGTCTCTCAAGACAAAGTATGTAAAGTTGATCTTCCTAATAAGTTTAGTATCTACACAAGAAGAATATTTGATACTTATGTATTTGACACGATATGAAAACAATTGAACTAGACATTGTATTTTTAAGTTATGACGAGCCTAACGCAGACGAACATTATGCTGACTTGTGTAATAAAGTTCCTTGGGCTAAACGTGTACACGGAGTTAAGGGTAGCGATGCAGCTCATAAAACTGCTGCCGAAATGTCTGAGACTGACTGGGTAATAACCGTTGATGCAGATAATATTGTTGATCCAAAATTTTTTAACTTAGAAATTGACACAGAAAATCCCAATTTAAAAGTTTACAGCTGGTTGGCTAAGAATAAAATTAACGGACTTCTATACGGTAATGGCGGTTTAAAAATATGGCGTAAAGAATTTATTCTAGACATGAAAACCCATGAAGCTAGTGACAGCGATCGAGCCCAAGTAGATTTTTGTTGGGAAGATGGTTATCGTCAGTTTAAAGAATGTTATAGTGAAACGGTAGTGACGGGCTCACCGTTCCAAGCATGGCGGGCAGGATTCCGAGAAGGTGTTAAGATGACTCTGCTTGACGGAGTTAAAGTTCCTCCTGACGAAATAGAACATCGTGTGTGGTGGCACAATCTTCATAGACTTAAAATGTGGAGTACCGTTGGGGCTCATGAACCTAATGGGCTTTATGCAATATTAGGTGCTCGATTGGGTACGTGGATGACTAATTGTACCGACTGGGATTATGTTAATGTTCGAGACTTTGAAATTCTTAAAACGATTTACGAAGAAAATACAAACCATGCGTCAATAGAACAAGACATTCGAGACCTAGGAGTAAAACTACAACAGCAGCTAGGTTTTAATTATCCCTATTTAGATTCTCAACAAAGCAAATACACATTAGATTTGTATGAAGAAACAATTAAACTTACAAATACATATTTGAGAGCTCCGGATGCTGTATGATATTTTTTATGTAAGTAAGGGAATTATAGACGATCTCGAATGGAAACGTTTTCGAGAAAAGGTTCCTTCTGCTCAAAAAATAGAAAATGTAAAAACTTTTAATGATATAAAAACAAAATCTTTTACAAAGTTTTTTTGGGTAGTATGGAATGATTTAAATGTAGAAGATAGTTTTACGTTTGATTATCGAGTTTCTAAATGGGACGAAGAGTATGTCCATGTTTGGCTTAACAATACCACATATGATGGTATTGTTTTGTTTCCTAAAGCAGCAACTATTAGTCAAAAAGAATTTGATCATAGATTTTTTGTTAACAAAAAAGAAATTGACAAAGTGGCTAGTAATCCCAAACCTTTTGAAAAATTCTATATCAATACATATGAAGAATATTTACAAGCATTAGATATTGCTTCAACTGATATGTTTTGGGTAATATGGAACGACATAGTTTTAGATTTTGATTTTAACTATTACGTTCCCTTCTACGATTCATTTCATAGAAATTTAACTCATATTTTTAAGAATGGAGAATTTTTTGACGGTTTATGTTTGTTTTCTAAAAAAACAAAAATTTCCAAAAAAGAATTTGATCACAGATTCTTCGTTAATAAAAAAGAAGTAGATATTAATGCATCAGTTCCTAAGATATACGATAAGTTTATAGTTGAAAATTATCAAGATTATCTAACAGCAAAAGAAAACTCAACTACTGATTTATTTTGGATAATACCAAAAGAAGTTGAAATATTAGAGTCTTTTAATTTTAATTTATATTTTACAAAGTATAATACGGTGGAACGAAACCTAAATCATGTGTTCAAACATATATTTAGAAATGAAGAAACATACAATGGTATTTCATTAGTTCCTAAATCTTCTAATCTATCTAAAAAGGAAATTGATTTTAGATTTTTAGTAGAAAAGAAAAAATATGATATCGTTGCCAGCAAATTAAAGGTCTACGATATTGTCTTTATTAGCTATAACGAACCTAATGCCGACGAAAATTTTGAGAAACTTAAAATGACTTTTCCAAGAGCTAAACGTGTGCATGGAGTCAAAGGGATACATCAAGCACACATTGCCGCCGCAAAATTAGCAGATACTGATATGTTTTGGGTAGTTGACGGTGATGCAATTATTGTAGAAGGGTTTAATTTTGATCACGAAGCATCTGTTTATGAAAAAGACATTGTTCATGTATGGAGAAGTCAAAACCCTATAAATGATTTAGTCTACGGTTATGGCGGTGTAAAATTATTGCCTAGAAATCTTACTATTAATATGGACCTAACCAAACCCGATATGACCACTAGTATATCTTCTAAATTTAGAGCAGTTAAGTTGTTATCAAATATTACTGCTTTTAATACAGATCCATTCAATACTTGGAAGTCTGCATTTAGAGAATGTACAAAACTATCTAGTAAAATTATTGATCGTCAGGTTGATAATGAAACTGCCCAGCGATTAGATGTATGGTGCTCAATAGGAAAAGATAGATTGTTTGGTGAATATGCAATTGCAGGAGCAATTGCAGGAAGAGAATATGGTTCTACTAATGTAGGAAATATTGATGCACTTAAAAAGATCAATGACTTTGATTGGTTATTAGATCGTTTTCAATCCTCGTCTTTTTTATCTTGAAGTTTACGCCAATCATCTTTATTTGGCCTTGTGTTAAGTTCGTGACTCCAAATTTTATCGATTGGACTATCTTCACCGCACATATTTGAACAATACATGATTCTTTCATTATCTTGCTTATCCCAAGAATTAGCGTACAGATAATTTAAATGATTGTTATCTAAAATTTCAATTAATGAATATTTGTTAAGATCAAACAATTCTTTTCCGTAGTCTACTACTTTTTTTTGTAATTGTACAACATCCGGAGTTGTAAAAGTTGTTCCTAATTGGGTTCCTACATAACAACAGGGCGAAACATGGCCTTCTGCATTAACAAATATTTCTCTCATATCTCCCCAAGTTTCGGATTTACATTTGATTTGTTTACAATTAGAAGAACTAAAATCTATATCTCTACCTTTAAATGTTTTTCCGTTGTATGAATTAACTACTTCGTGATGAGGTTCTAATATGTAATTTTTATAAAATTTAACAGCATTTTCGTTGATGTTAATTATTCTATCCTTAGCATCAACTTCAATGTTAAAATTTCTATTTTCTATTTTTACAGGAGGTTCCAGCCAATATTGAAATTCTCCCTTTTTATCAGATGCAGCAAATTTAAATAAGCCACCGTCTACTTCAAAGCCTAGCGCCTTTTTAGGAGCAAAATTATTAAATCCTAACTCGTTTGAAATTTTTTGTGCTTCTTCTATTTGGTGTTCGTTATGTTTGAAAATTAAAAAGTCCCAATCGGCGTTTCCCCCGGCGGCAATGTATGCCTTGACATTTCTCATTAGGACGTCCCATTTTACATTTCTACGATACAAGTGATTGGTATCTTCTAATCCGTCAATTGAAAAAATGATACGCAATCGTCTATCATGGTCTCTAGATAACTCGCCTAATCTAGTCCAGTCTTTTTCCGATCTAACCCCGCCATTGGTATTAAACGTAATGTGTGTTTTTGGGTTAATAGAATATATATGTTCGCATATAATAACAACATCTTTGGCCATCATTGGATCGCCAACGGTACCACAGAATACCCATTGATTTACTTTTTCAATAATGCTTTTAGGAAACCAAGATTCAAATAGTTCAAATGTAATTTGAGTTAATTCTAAATCCGGTCTTACAATTTCTGAACCGTTGAAATACCTAGGACACATTGGACATGCCGCATTGCAAAAATTTGATAATTCAACATGGATTTGTGCAATCCTATCTTTTTGCCAAAAGTTATTCATCATGATTTTTAATAATTAATCCTATTTCTTTAAATGTTTCGTAGTAATTTTCTTTTCTATAATTATCATGAATGTTGATCTGTTCTTTAAATATCTTCCATTGATACTCGTTGTATTTTCCGTCTTTAATAAATTGAATAATACCCGGAAGCTGTTTCCACGCTTGCTCGTATTTCTTATCTATGTTTTCTAATTTGTCGCAGATTATTTTTTTAATTTCATTGGGAAATACCTGTACGCAAAAATGATCTGGGTAATGTACAAGGTTTAGGTACATATGCCAATCTTTGTCTCCAAAGAATTCTAAAAATTCAGGAATGTAGTAGACGTTAAGTGAGCTAATAGTATGGCAAATGCCAAATAACATATTAGGTTTATCTTTAGCCCATTCCTTTGCTTTTTGCATATTAGCATAAACTTCATTCCACTTTGCAGGGTGTCTCATAAATTCAAATTGTTCACCAATTCCGTCTATGCTAAATCCTACATCAACAAATTTAAAGTTTTCTAACAAAGAAATTAATTCTTCATTCCATTGAGTACCATTAGTGTTATAGTGAAGACTCATGTCCTTGGCCCAACCCATACTAACACATTTTCGTATAAAGTCCCATTGCTGTTTAATTAGCCAAGGTTCGCCACCGTAGAAATCTACTAAAACTATCTTGTCGCTAATAGTTTCTAAGTCTGCCCATAGTCTGCTTTCTTTTTCCCAACTATCGTTGTATCTTTTAGTCGACTTTAGATATTCTGTCCATACAGGTTTTTTCTGAGTCTCAGGCATAGTATCGTAGAATTCTTTAACCCATTGACTACTGCTGTACGGATGACATGTCCTGCATTTAATATTACAGGTATTTCCCATGTTGAGCTCTAATGTTCTTATGCTGCCGTCATCGGAAAAATCAAACTTTTGATTATCGCGAATTCTCTTACTATCTCTGCCA